CCGATTCCAAGCGGCTACGTCTGGGATGGCCGCGAGTATGGATGACCAAACGTCAGTATTGGATTGAGACATGAGACACCAGCCCTTTGGCGATGGCCTTTATTACCTCTTCCGCATTTTCTGCGGTAAGATTCGTGTGATTGAGCAGGCAAGCCTTAGCCTCATTGTTGATTTTCGCGGCGTGTGTACGATTCGCTGCGCGTTTGCGCTCCGTTTCTTCTTCCGCTTTGCGCTCGCGCTCCGCACGCTCCTGAGCCGCGCGAACTGCATCCTCTTTTTCTTTCTCGGCCTTTTTGGCTGCTGCTTCCGCGTCCCGCTTGGCTTTATCCTCGGCCTCTACTCTCTGCCGCTCTGATGCTTCCGCACGATCTTGCGCCGCTTTGCACTCGCGCTCGATAGCGGCTTCCCTTTCAGCCGCTTCTCTGGCTGCAACGGCTTCACGCTCTGCGGATTCGCGCCTGATCCGTTCCTGCTCTTCTTGCGCTTTTCGCTCGGCCTCAATAGCCGCTAGACGCGCAGCTTCTTCAGCATCAGCTTTGGCTTTTGCAGCGGCGGCTTCTTCGCGTTCCTTTTGCGCTCGTTCCGCCGCCTCAGCCCTCAATCGAATCAATTCCTTTTGCTCTGATTCGTAGGTTTCGCGCCGGGCGATTGCTTCTCCGATCTTCGCTTTCGCTGTCTTCACAGCCAAGGCACCGCGCGAGCCGAATTCCTGCCAATCGTAGGACGCTGGGTAATCCATATCGATCTCGCTGAGACGTTCCTTCATTGCCTCAACCGGCAACGTCTGCCAATCCTGCGCCGTCTGTGTTCCCGCTGCGTCCAGTCCCACGATAGCTGTCTCGTGCTTAGCGATGCGCTCTTTGTCGCGGTTCTCCCATTCTGTGAGCGGCTGGCGAACTTCCTTTTGAAGAGATTCCAGTTCATCCCAAATCCGCGCCCCCTCTGAGTCAATCGCCTTGAGTTCCTTCTTTCGATCTGCGACCAACTCCAGTCGCATTTTGTCCGTCGCCGTCTTGGTTCGAGCGATCTTGTAGGCTAGCGCCGCGAGTGCGTCCCGGTTCTCTTTGGTTGAAATATCCAACGCGGCTGCTTCTGCGCGGGCCTTCTCTTTGATCTCCGCTATCACTTGGTCAGCTTTGCCGGGAGCAAAGAGAATGACCCCTGTCATTGTTGGAGGAATTACCATCAAACTTACATCTGCCATCGTATTGCCCTTTCCAGTTGTAGGTTAGCCTTTCGGCGTGATACTCCATACGGTCGGCGGAAAGCCGCGCCGGGCGATCTCTGCTTCAACCTGAGCATTGAGTTGCTGCGCCTTATCCTCGATCAGAGCGATAGTTTCTGCCCAGTCGGAGCGATGGAAGCGCGGTGCCTGCAAGAGCATAAAATCTGACGGAAAGTCTGGATGGAAGCTGGCTAAATCCCACCATTCGCGCTCTGGATAGCATATAAGCCCAGAGAGGCATTGGCCTTTGTATTCCTCCACCAGAAGGCTGATGTCTTGTGAATATGCGGCGTGTGTCATCTCCGACGGGGATTTAAGCTCAATCCCGCCATCTTCGCCAACCAGCCCATCCGGGGAAGCTCCGAACCAATCCCATGTCGGGTGCAGCGCGAAGCCGGCCAAATCGGGGCGAAAATTAGTATCTCCTTCAACAGAGACAGACGAGGCGTGAATAACCTCAACGCCGTTTATTGCCGCGTAGATAGCACGAGCGTAAGGCTCCCGGTCAGTACCGTCTCTCATGTACTGGTTTGTTGGATTGTTCACGACTCGTCCAGTGATGCGCTCCACCACTAGCTTACGGCGATATTCAGCCGTTTTCTGCGCCTCTGTACCGGCTGGGCATACAACCCCCTTCCGCGTAGACTGGCGCGTTGTGGGAGGGGCCAGAAGAGCAGGAACGCCAGACCCGCTGATGCGCCCCGCCTTCAAGGCTATCCAAAAATCACTATCTTGCTGGCATTTGATAACTCTTGTCACTTTGCAGCCTCCCTTAGTTCCTTGATGCGTGCGTTCTTTGCTTGTCCAATCTTCGAAACGCTTTCAATGTTACCTCGTACAGCCTTGATTGCTTCTAGGCTGATTCGGTTCAGTTCGTTTGCGTCTTTTGCTGCGGCTATCTTTGGAAACCAGTTGTCTACTGCCGCCTCCTGCTTGCGCTGAGCCGCAGCTTCCGGGTCGTCTCCGTAGACGTGCATTCCAACAGAAGCTATGAGCGTGTACTTCTCCAGGTACGAAGTAGTGGAGCCTATCGCCTTGAGCGGGTCTTTTCCTCCAGCCGTATCTGGGGGAGCTGCGAGGCTTGATCCCTCCTCTTCGTAAGCGGTTCCTTGCAGGCCAAGGATGCATGTGACGCGGATACGCCCATCCGGCAAATCGGAAGTCTTCCAACGATAGGTAATACCTAAACCCACCAGAGCCTTCATCACCGGGTCGGCAACATCCTCCAATGCGACCACCCGATATTTTTCGTTTCCCTCCTTGTCTTCGATGGAGCGCTGCCGGGTAATCCTCGGCATCTTCTCTTTGAATTCCGTCATCGCGTTTCGGAAAGCAATCTTATCTGAGCGGTCAAACATGTCGAGTTGGATTTTTGCAAGACGCTCAATCGCTCCGACAAAGGACTCAGGACTGATAGTTTCCGCCTTGTCAATGACCTGCTGCATCATCGAAGCGATGTTTGCTACTGGCTCCATGCCGGTCGGAGCACGCTGTATAGCTGTTTCGGTCATTGCGACTCCTCATCTTCTAGTTGAGTTCGTAAGCAGTACATGCAAGAGCAGCCGGGCTCGTGAACATCAAGCACAGAATCCGTGTCGCCTGGACGCTCAACGTCTTCGGGACAGGTTACGCCCAGCCACTCGCACTCTGATTCACCGCAATAGTCGCGGCTCATAGGGACGATTCCAATCCGTTCTCTTCTTCAAGAGAGAGAATCGGTTCGCAGCGGTAGACGGCTGGCTTTGCTGGCTCTACTATTTCGCAAACCACACTCCTGTCGATGCTCACGCCAAGCCATATAGAGGCTGTTCGGCATTCCAACTCCATAGTGTTATCATTTGGTCTCTTCGACAGCGGCTTGGGAAGGAGATGGATTGTTTTCAAAAAAACAGCCTTCCCCTTATCGGGCAAAAGGTAGTTGTTGCAATAGAAAGTGACCATCGGTGGCTCAACTGTCGCATCTGGTTCCTTGTCGAGCGCATCCGCGATGCGCCGTAATTCAATTGCTACTGATCCTGCGGTAGTGCTCATGGTTGTACTCCCTTCTTGCGTTCAGAATCCCACTTTGGCGATTTGCAATGCGGGCACTGACGCGGTTTCGCCGGAGTCCGTGTCTGCCATTTATAGCCGCACCGTTTGCAGTTCTTAATTGCCATGAACCAATACTATGATAATAGTAATATCTTGTCAAGAGTTATTTTCATTATTTTTCCACTTTCATAGCTCTTAATCCTTTGTTCTTAAAGGCCCACTTCCCCAGCTTAGGAATCAACGCTGCCCATTCCTCTGGAGTTCTCGTTTGAGGATCATCTTGCCGGTCGTCCCGAGCAATTCTCTCCGCAATAGCCACTCTTGTCTTTATCGTAGATGGGGCGCGGTGCCCCGCATTGTGCCCTTCCTGCCTCTGATTGTCCTGTCGTACGGTGATAGCCTTACGCCAGCCCTTCGGGGGCGGCCAGGGAACGCCCAACTTGGCAAGTGACTGCCGACTGAATCCACCGCGTTCTGTCATAGCCGCTTCGACTTGCTCCGGGGAGAAGAACCGCTTTGCAGTCCACATTGTTTTTCCTTTCTCGGAGTTTTTCCTTTTCAGTTCTTGCATTTATAGAGTGTTTTGCGGTGGCACGACACACCTTCCCCTAGCGGGTTAGGGGGAACCCTCGCCCCTAGTAATGTTCTTGCCCCATTCTCTGCGAACCTGGCCCCGCATGGTATGCCGTGTTCGGGAGCCTCCGGATTCAGCGGAGACTCAAACCCTTGAGAGCGTCACCCTCTCAGGAAGTCCGCAGAATCAGAAGCAATACCTATGAGCGCCTTGAACCAAGCTACATCCTGAATGTGTCGCTCTCCGGCGGGACGGCAGACCACCACCGGCACAGCCCAGGCGCACGAAAGCGGGAACCTTGACGTGAAACGAATTGTCGGGGTTTCTGAATTCATGATTACCTAGACAATTGAAACTGTATCACGAATTGTTGTATACTGCAAATGCGGGGTGGTGCCAGACACCCCTCTCCGATTGCCTAGACAACTCTTGGAGCACCCCGCAACCTTCCTCCCAAGGATGAAACGCCTCCATTAGCATCCCTGCTCTGGAGGCGGTTTTGTGTAGATGAAAATTTTGGTCAGAGGCCGTGTGCTTTGCCGTATGACTTGGCAGCGAGTTCCAATTCTCTGAGTTCCACCTGCGGTGGGGCCAGCTTCTTCGCCTCAGCAAGCTGGCGCTCAAGATCGGCGAGGCGCTCGATGAGTTGGAAGCACCACTTAATATAAATTCTTTGCC